GTGATAGATTCTTTGAATCATTACAACAATCACAAACTTCAGATTGGCCAATTGATAGAGATTTTGCTATATGTACCAAATATGGTGTAAGTGGTGATTCGGTTCTAAACAAATATCTTTGGGAAAAAAACTTATCTCCATTTATGAAAGATGCAAACAATGAAGCCGCATACCAAACTGGATATGCATATCATTTTGATGCACATAAAGTTGGTGAGTGGTTCAAAAAGATTGCATTAGAAAATGGAATAAAATTACAAAAAGGAACTATAACTAATACAAATCTAAATCCAAATAATGGTGAATTACAAAAAGTAATTTTAAAAGATGGAACTGAAATAGAATCTGATTTTTGGATTGATTGTACGGGATTTAATAGAGTATTAAGTAACGCAGTAGGTTCGGAGTGGATATCGTATTCAGAATACCTACCAGTTAATTCAGCATTAGTTTACACACATCAATTCGAAGAAGATGAGATTATTTCACCTGTAACAACTGCATGGGCAATGCCAAATGGTTGGATGTGGCAAATTCCAACTCAAGAAAGATATGGATGTGGGTATTGTTATTCTGATAAGTTTGTATCTGAAGAACAAGCTCTAAAAGAACTACAAGAAGTAACTGGTAGAAAGATTGAACCACTTAGAACTATAAAGTTTGATAGTGGAAGATTGAAAGAAGTTTGGAAAAAGAATGTACTTTCAATAGGGTTATCATCTTCATTCTTAGAACCATTAGAAGCAACATCGATACATTCATCAATCATTCAGTTAGTACAATTTACACAACATCACTTATCTCCTTACAAAGAAGATATGATGCGAGAACCAAACATCAAAGCAAATAATGAACACTTCAATATGATGTTAGATGAGTTCAGAGCATTGATTCAAATTCACTATATCACAAAACGAAATGATACACCATTTTGGAAATATGTACACAATGATTTGAAAAGAGACCCATTGGTAGAAAAACTTTTGGAAATATTAGAATATAGAGTTCCAAACGCATATGATTTCCCACATTATAATGGTTCTGCTAGTTGGGGAGTATTTTGTTGGATATTAGCAGGTAATGGATTGATTAGTGAAGAGGTAATTGATAAATCGCTCCACACTCATGCATTTTATAAAGAATCCGAAAAAGTTTACAAACATATGGTAAAACAATATGAATTCGATACCAGAAACTACTTTCCACATACCGACTTTATCAATTGGGTAAAGGAGTTCGTAAAAAATGGTGGAAAAGATTTTGAAATTAAAAAATAATTTCGTATATTTGTACTTACAAATGAGAAAAATGACCACTCGAAAAAAAAATCAAAAAAGGTTTGGAATTGTGGAAAACTTTTCGTATATTTGTATCAAATAAATTTCAAAAGTCCACCAAAAATAGGGTTTCTTGATATTTATATAAGGTGTAGGAAAGACACCAAAATAAAACCAATAAAACAATTAAAACTTTAAAATTTAAAAATTATGGCACTAGATTTAAGCGCAATCAGAGGTAGACTGAACAAACTACAAAACACTTCCAACAGAACATCTAATCTTTGGAAACCCACACCGGGTAAACATCAAGTAAGAATCGTTCCTTACAAATTCGCTCCTGAAAATCCTTTCATTGAGTTATTCTTTCACTACAACATCAACAACAAAACGTACTTGTCTCCAAGTTCATTTGGTAGACCAGACCCAATCGTTGAGTTTGCTGAAAAGTTGAAGAGAATGGGTGATAAAGAAGATTGGAAAGCAGCGAAGAAAATGGAGCCAAAATTGAGAACTTTTGTACCTGTACTCGTAAGAGGTGAAGAAGGTGAAGGAGTTAAATTTTGGGGATTTGGTAAAACTGTTTATCAGGAAATCTTAGGTTACATTGCTGACCCAGACTATGGTGATATTACTGACCCTAATAATGGTAGAGATATTACTATTGAGTACACATCAGCAGAAGATGCAGGAACTTCTTATCCTGTAACTACTATCCGTGTTAAACCTAATACTACTCCATTGGCAGAGGGTGATACACAAATCCAAAACTTTATGGAAACTCAGAGTAACATTACTGATATCTATTCAGAATTATCTTATGATGAGTTGAAATCAGTATTAGAAGGTTGGTTAAACCCAACTGCTGAAGAAGGTGAAGAGAGTGTTTCTCAACAAACTCTATCAACTCCATCGGCACCGAAAACTGAAGCTACTCCAGCACCAGCTGCAGCACCTTCAAATGAGGTAAGTACTGAAGAGAAAAAGAAAATGGATGATGTTGCATCAGCATTTGATGATTTATTTAACGGATAATCTAATTTAAATGGCAAAAAAAGAAATGGATTTAGCGGCGGAACTAGCTTCCGAGCTAAACAAAACAAACAAAGACCAGAAGGTTGCCTTCTTCTTAGGAGAGGATGATGCACCCACAAATGTGGATGGATGGATTTCAACTGGATGTGCTATGTTGGATGTTGCCATTTCTAATCGCCCTTATGGTGGACTACCAGTTGGTAGAATTACTGAAGTAACTGGTTTAGAACAAAGTGGAAAATCATTAGTATCTGCACACCTCCTTGCTGAAACACAAAAGCAAGGTGGTGTTGCGGTTCTAATCGATACTGAAACTGCGGTAAGTAGAGAATTCTTAGAAGCAATTGGTGTAGATGTAGCAAAACTACTTTATGTATCAGCTGATTCGGTAGAACAAATTTTCGAATTTACTGAAACAATCATTGAAAAGGTAAGAACCACACAAAAGGATAAGTTAGTTACAATCGTAGTAGATTCAGTTGCAGCAGCTTCAACTAAGAATGAGTTGGCAGCTGATTATGGTAAGGATGGATACGCTACTGATAAAGCTATTATTATCTCAAAGGCGATGAGAAAGATTACCAATCTAATTGGTAGGCAAAAAATCACATTAGTATTTACTAATCAACTTAGGCAGAAGATGAATGCTATGTTTGGTGACCCGTGGACTACTTCTGGAGGAAAAGCTCTTGCGTTTCACGCATCGGTTAGACTTCGTTTGAAGAATATGGGACAAATCAAACAAAAGGTAAATGGTAAAGACAAAACTATCGGTATGAAAGTTAGATGTCAGGTTATCAAAAACCGAATGGGACCACCACTTCGAGCAGCTGATTTCGAAATATTCTTTGATAGAGGAATCGATAACTTTGGTTCTTGGTTAGGAGTAATGAAGGAAAATAAGTTGGTGAAGCAGGCTGGTGCTTGGTACACTTATGTGGACACGGAAACTGGAGAGGAAATCAAATTCCAATCCAAAGATTTCATCGATTTAATGGATGAAAGAGAAGATGTTAAAGAACAAATCTACAAAAAGATTTGTGAAGCAACTATCTTACAATACAAATCAGATTCTAAAGATATCGAAGCACATCAGCTAGATACTGAGGGAGCTGAGGTAGTAGATGAATAAAACAATAATAAGTTATGAGTAAATTAAAAGAAATGTTACAGGCATCTGCGAAAGCAGATAGAGCTAAAGCACTCCTTACTTTGGAGTTGTTGGAGAACAAAGCAGTAGGTATTGGAGACCACTCAACTGAGGATTTTTATAAAAACGCAGAAGAGGCATTATCCAAACTATGTGATGCAGAAGATAGATTACAAACTATCGATAATTATTTCGGTGAAGGTATTCACAATTATTTTTCTGATTCAACAACAACTACATAATGAAGAACCTCTACAAAGATATCCTCAACGAAGTAAATGAGGAACATAAGACTAATCATCTTCGAGAAAGGAATAGTAGGGTTTTGATTATTGATGGACTAAACACCTTCATCCGAAGTTGGACAACCAACCCCACAATGAATGAGGATGGTGACCATACGGGTGGGGTGATTGGCTCCCTCAAATCTATTGGATATCAAATTAGAGAATTCAATCCAACCCGATGTATCGTAACCTTTGATGGTAAAGATGGTTCTAAATCAAGAAAGAAAATCCACGAAGGATATAAAGCTGGTAGAGAAAAGAACCGATTTAGAGTAAACCGTCAATATCAAGGTATGATGGATGAAGAGCAGGAAAGGCTCTCTATGAAACAACAATTTGTTTGGTTAAATGATATTTTAGATTATCTACCAGTATCAACAATGATTTATGATGGTATTGAAGCTGATGATACAATTGCATATTTAACTAAACACAATGAATCGGATTTGGGTAACGAAGTTGTTATTGTTTCAACTGATAAAGATTTCCTCCAATTGGTTTCTGATAAAGTAAAGGTATTCTCACCAACTAAAAAGAAGTTATACG